AAACTCTCAACACTGATCTGTTCACCAATATTGATCATCAATTGATCCAAAATAACCTCCGAGACCCAAGAATGTAACTTGTTGGTACTCGACACATAATCCCCACTCACAGCCTCCTCATCCTCTTCTAGAGGTCCTAAAACCCGGTTAATATCTTCGGGCAAAACATATCGGCCTATCAAGGCAAAAACTTTATGTTTTTTGAGGACTGTCCAAAGCCATTTCTGAACTGGCTTCAAAGCTGTATACAGCAACGGAGGACCCTTTGAGATAACACGAACCTTTAAAGGCTCTGGGAGACCAACAGTCTTAACTAATGGTCTCTCATTCCTGGCTAAATCAAAGATCTTTCGATACTCTTCCTTCCATGTTTGTCTCAATTGAGACTGATCATAATAAAGGGTAGGATGTTCCTCAACTGTATTCCAGCCGAGTTCCTCACCACAAGCAATCTTGTTTTGTTCAGATTTACCCAAAACCCCATAGTGTTGCGACACTTCCTGGAACAAAGAACACATTCCAGATCCAAACTCCATTTGATCGCCTCTTTTCCCAAAAGAGACCTTCTCATAAAGCTCAGAAAGAGCACCACATTTCCCACGGGACCAAATATAATTGGCTGAGGTCGAAGGGAAGAATGGTTCGTATATATCATGGTGATCAAAACACTCACCATCGAACAATTCATTCACAGTTCGCCTAAGGGCGTCAACAACTTTCTGTTTAGTTACAGATGTCACCAGGTCGCAATCGATTCCTGGAACCAAAGCAGGTCTTAAGACCACTGGATCCCTAATTTCAGGGAGGACTTCAGGTTCAGAAGTCAACTCGATCATTGTATCGAGTTCCGCTTTGTCCACCATTGAGAGTGGAACATCGGGCATAGCCTTTTTTAGCTGTTGGCTCGAATCCAAAAATTGCTTGAACTTATCGGGGGTCACTCTCTGCATATGCATCAAGAATTGATGGTGATAACCTCCCATCAAGTGATCCGGCATACGAAGAAACTTCGTTGATTTGAAGTTCAAATCAGGGCACTTAGGCAAATCCTGATTCCGATAAAAAGCAAAGAAGGTAGCGAATTTCCATTTAAGGATCTTCACCCAGCTACCTTCCCCATTATTATGTACAAACTCGAGCAATTCGTGTACGAATTTGTATTGAAAATGCACCACTCTGTTGATTTTCAACCACGAGTCGAAAGCTTTTGTCTTTCGTGATTTAGTGCATTGTTGAGATCTTGGCTTTGTTAAACCAAAGATAGTGTGAAGTTCACACACTGCCTCTACGGCCTCCTTAACTTTTTCCACCTCCTCCATGGATAACTTGTAATCAATACTTAATTGACTATTACTTTCAAGTTTGTAAAAGCGACGTTCATACAATTCTATGTATGTTTGAACTGACCTTTTACCAGCCATGGGGATGGCGGCGGTCCCAATTGGGACTTCCATTTCTGGATTTAATAATACTTTCACTGACATAGTCAAATCGTT